CTCAGTTGATAACTTGGCATTTTGTGCTGACATGCAATCCTCCATCGATATTTCTTTAAGATGAGTTTCTCTGTTATCTAAAAATATCTGATAATCAATCCATCCATTACCAAAATTAACTTCTTCAATACCAGTGTACTCATCAGCAGGTTCGTTTACAAAAGAATCTTCTGTATATTCAATCTGATCAATGATCCAATGGATCATTTCTCCTTTTTCATTATAAGAACCTTTTTTATGATCACAAAGACCATCTTCGTTTATAACCTGAGAACATTCACTACATAAAACTCTAGAACTTTTAGAACCAACAGATACTGTATTAAATCGTCCATCAAGAACTCTTTCAATAGCAGATTGATCAGTTATTCTAACATATAATCTTACGTAATTAGATGGTTCATCAGATTGTTTTTTATCTTTAATAATTTCAAAATTATATATTCTACCTAACGGAAATCCATTTTTATCATGTCCAGTAAGTTGCGGTTTTGGATAAGGTTTAATCCAAGATGTTGCCCCAGATCTTATGGCCTTTTCAGTATATCGAACAGCATTTTTATTAATAAATGGTTCGAAATGAGTTGCCTTTATTTTTATATCTACACTATTAGGTAATTCAATTTTGCTCATTTAGATTCTCTTCACTTATTTCACACTTACACTGATATCCAAAAGGTGGAAGTTTACTATAATCAAAATTATCTATCTTTATAGATGTATCAGCGTGTTTATCACAATTATCCGCTGATATTAGTATAGTGTTAATATTTAATTCATTGTACATTAATATTTTTGCAAGATTATGTACTTTTAATATCTGATCATCAACAAATTGTTTAGTTTTTTGATTATATATATCAAGTTTATCATATTCATCTAAAAATTTGATTGCTGTCGACACTTTATCGGATATTATAAGATCAAGACCAGTAAAATATTTATCAGTTATGTTTTTATTAATTTCAAATTTTGGTTTATGATAAAAAGAACATAACTTATTTATAGTATAATCTAATTCTTCATATAAATAATTTATAATATCTTTTGATAATGTTTTAGAAAAATCTTCATTATTAAAAAGAGATAATCCATCAAAAATATTATCAGTAGAATTTTTTACATATTTTGGACGTGTAGATTTACCATGTTGATTAGCTGGAGCAACTTTATTACTTGTTGCTTTTTGATTTTTAGGAGCAGTTATAGTGTGTGTAACCTTTGTTACAGATTTTCCACCAGCATTTGGTTTTGGTAATGCAGTAGTAGATGTTTTTTCACCACCAGCTGAAGGGGCTGGTTTTAGTTTTGCTAATTTAATAGAATTATCAGCATTAAGTTGTGCAATTTCCATTTGACCTTTTAATTGAGCTTCAATTTTAGGAATATCAATAGTATTTAAGAAAGTATCAGTTTCTTTTATTTTATTTTCATAATCCATTTCATTTCTAGCTTCAGTTCTTGTAATAAGATTATTTTGCCACTTTGCTATAATATGGGTTTCTTTTTTAATCTGAGTTTCAATATCTATCTCAGGAAATCTAAATTCAAGTTCAATTTTATTTTTTTCAATTTGTTGATAAGATTTAGTAATACTTTGCATCGCAAGATCAGCTACTTGAGCAGTATTTCTATTACTTGTAGAAGTTTGACCAAGTGCTACAGGTGAAACACCTAAACCGCCGAATATTCTACTTTTAAAATGTTCAACATATTTTATAATATCCATACTATTATTATTTGCTGGTATGGTAATATCATGATGTCCTGGAACAACTAACATTCCATATGATGGCATATTTGCTATTGTACTACTTACATGTTCTACTTCTCCTGGTGCTGGAGGTATTTCTTTACTTCCAACTTTATATAAATATAATGGAATAGAATATTGAAATCCTAAAATTTCAATTTCTTCCTCAAGTTTTCTAAGTGCTCGAACGTCATCAAGAACAGGTAGAATTTGAGATTGTCCAGTTAATGTTCCAGGAATTTTATTATAGGTAAAATGTATAACATCTCGTTCATCCCATTCAATTGCTTCACCACGAATTTCTTGTTTATATGTAACAATTGTTCCTGTATCATTTAATCCAACTTCCATTGTTGAAGCATCTGCACAAAATAATCCTACTATTGGATTTACATTTCTTCCAAATAATCTATAACTTTTACCAAATTTACTAAAATCTTTTGCTCGTTCTTTAATAACATAAGCATTTCCATAAGTTACAAGTTGAGTAGAAATTTGATTCATAAGTTCATAAAAAGATATTCCAGTAAAATACTGTATTTCTTTAAGTCTTTTAGTAATATGTTTTCTTATTTTATCGTTTTCAGAATTTAATTCATATCCATTTTTAAGGATCTGTTCAACATATATATTAACTGTCCGTCTTAAAATTCCATCTAATTGAACAGCATTAGCAACCATTTCAAGATCGTATTCGGATGGTTTATAACTTACATTACGTCTTGTATATTGATATCTACGTACTGGTGAAGGACAACAAAATTTAGAAGTAGGATCATCAACTTCTCGTTTATCTTGACCATTTGCAAGAATAACAGAATCTGATACTTCAAAAACATCAGGTTCTTTTTTAGAATCTCTTTTAAAAAAATCTAAAATATTCATTTTGTCATTCTACTCCTCAAATTTAATATCCATTGAATTGTTTCTTCTGATGTTGGTGTATTTGTACATCGGTCTTGAATAATATAATTTTCTGATGTTACTGAAGTTCCTTGGATATTATCTTTTGATGTTCCTCTTGTAATAGTATTATCTATTACATCATATGGAATACTATATTCTTTATGAATAAATTCTCTTAAGAAACTATTTGATATTCTTGATATCCATGCTCCATTATTATTTATACTATTATCTTTATCTATAAAAATAGTTCCATCAGATCCAATAGTATAGCCTTGTTGCTTTTCAATATCACCATCATTATCTTTATTTATACTATTAATATCATCAACATATGATGTTTTTGTATATTTATCGGTTTTAGAATCTGAATGATTAATATCTGAAGTTGGTCTAAATTCATAATCTATACATAAATCAAAATTCAATGTGGCTCTTTTAAGTTTAATTAATAAATCTCTTAACCAATATAAAAATTCAAGATCTTTTACATTAACAGTTAAATTTTTAGCAACTTGTTCTGATTTAGAAGCCATTCCACATACATAACCTTTAATTTTTTCAAAAATACTAGATAATATTCCATAATCATGAACGTATTTTTTTAATATATTAATCATTTGTTTTAATGGTAAACACTTTGACCAAGTTTTTTCAGTATCCCATTTATCCATCCATTCAAATATTACTGATAACACAGAATTTCTAAGTGCAAAAGCTGTTTCCTGTATAAGAAGAATTATCATTCCCATTATAGCATTCATTATTTCTTTTATAAGATCTGGAATAAAAATTACAAATCTTCTAATATCTTGAGTTATAAATATAATTATAAAATCAACAAATGCTATAAGATGATCTAAAAATTTACCAAAATCACTATCTGCTAATTGTATTTTAGCATTGGTACTAAGATTAACGTTTTTTGCAACATATGAAGACCAAATTCCTTGTATAAGACAACATAATACTTGAGGATCATCTAACCAAGACACAAGAACACTTAACATATCATTAGCTAAAGCTTTAAGAATTGGTTTATTTAGATCATTAACCATTTGACGTAGTAATTCACTACGTTTTCTAAGCTCTTGTCCAGGAGTTCCAAGAATATTTGTTACAGATGGATTTTCAATAGTATCAAATACATTTTTAATACCAGTAGAAAATTGATCAACATCTATCTGACTATTTGGTCCTGCTTGATTCATTCTGTTTTCCTGCTTCTGTCATTTTTTCAGATTCAATATTATTATACCTAAATGCATATATTCCGTCTTTAAGATTTTGAGTTTTACTTTTAAATTCACGAGTTATTTCATTATCTTTTAAAACTCGACATTGAAATTTTTCAAATTCAACAGTTTCTCTTAATTTTTTAATTTGTGGTAAAAATAAAAGAGCGCCCTGAACATAACCATTCTTTTTAACATAACTCATAGAGATTTCCTTAAGGTGTTAATGCATCTGATAAAACAGCATCCAATACAATCTTTGCAGCTTTAACACATTCTGATGAATGTCCAAATCCTTGAGGTTGATCAGTGTTTGCGTCTCCAATAAGATCATTTGTATCAAAACATGGAGAATTTTCATCTATGTCATTATAAATATTTTCAAGATCAGATACATTTTTACTTCCAGAAAAATCTTTAGGATTATCTGTTTTAGGAGTACAATCACCAACTGGAGTCGGTGGACAATTAATTTTAGCATCTGGTTTATAATCTTTATAAAACTTTTTTGGTAAATTACATAAAAGTAATATTCGAAGTTTTGTTAATATTTTATTGATAGGACCATTAGCATCAGTATAACCTTTATCAGAAGTTCCCATAACACAATCTTTTGGTTTTCTTCTAAATCTTGGATATTCCTGACCATTCCATTTTATTTTTCTAAAAAAACAAACAATACTATCTGGTGGAAATGCTAATTGGCGATTTGGATTTATTATA